GATTGCCGCTGAGCAGTTTCGCCGTTTTGCCCCAAACCGCGAAAGCCCCGACCGGCAATCCTGCCGCTCTGGCGCAGGGAAAGTTATCCACAAGTTATCCACCGGGTTTGCCGCTCGTCGGCTGGCGCTAAAAAACGCTTGCGCAAAAAAGCGCCACCTGCCACATTATCACCACGCGCTGCAAACAAAGCGGCGCGAAAAACCAAACCCCTAACAGACCCAACGGAACCCCAAAATGCTTTTCTCTGACCTGACCTTCGGCGTGGAAATCGAGTGCTACGTTCCGCGCTCGCACAGCGACCTGTTCGACGCGCTGCGCACCGCCGGCGTGACGATGAGCCATGCAAGCGGCTCGATCCACCGCGTCACCCCGGGCTGGAAGGTAGTGCACGACGGCTCACTGAACAGCGCGCCGGCCGGCCACTACGGCTGCGAAGTAGTGAGCCCGATCCTGCGCGGCGAGGAAGGCATCGCCGCCACGATCAAGGTGCTCGAAGCAGTCAAGGCGTTCGGCGGCAAGGTGAACAAATCCTGTGGCCTGCACGTCCACGTCGGCGCACAAAACGCGACCCCGACCCAACTCAAGAATCTCGCCAAAATGTTCGTCAAGTACGAGCACCACTTCGACGCGCTGTGCCCCGAGTCGCGCCGCAACAACCAGTACGCGAAGTCGAATCGCGAAGTCGCCGCCGGCTGGAACGTCGCGGCGACGTACGAAGCGCGCGTCGGTGCCGCGTTCGCGAAGTTGGACGGACTGCGCAGCGTCTCGGCGATCGCCACCGTGATGAATGGCGGCTACAGCCAGCAACACTACACCGGCCATCGCTACTACAAGCTGAATTTCCAGTCGCTGGCGTCGCACGGCACGGTGGAATTCCGCCAGCAGGCTGGCACGGTCGAGGCAGTGAAAGCGGCCGCGTGGATTCGCTTGGTAGTCGGCCTGACGGCGGCGGCGTTCACGATCAAGTCCGTGTCGAGCGAAGCCGAGCCGACGTTTGCAAAGTTGCTGCGCAAGGTTGACCGCACGACGGCCGAGTATCTGAAAGCACGCCGCGCGGCGCTGAATCGCGGCGCGGAGTTGGCCGAGTGAGCCGGCTCGATGCGCTGACCGTCGCGGGCGCCTTCGTCGGCGCCTTAGTCGGTGCCATGTACGCCCCGCAAATTCTCGCCGCGCTCGCGCGGCTGTTCTAACCACAAAGGAAAACGCAATGATGAAACCTACCCCACCAATCCCCGGCGGCGTGCTGATCGAAACCATCGACGGTCGCGCCTTCATCGGCGACTCGCTGAAAGACGCCGTGCAGAAAATCCGCGCCTCGGCGTGGGCCTGCACCGACTCCACGCTGCGCGGCTACATGCAGGGCGTCGCCCGCCGCGCGACCGACTGGACGAAGCACACCGTAGTGCGCACCGACACGGTGGAAAATTTCGTGTTCGACATGGAAGCGTGCGGACTGTACCGCGTGCACCGGCTGTCATGAGGCCCGAGTGGATGCAGGAGGTCGCCCGCCGCGCGATCGAGCGCCACTTGGGCGACGTGCTCGAAGCCGACGCGACGCCCGAAAGCGTTTACGACAATGCTTTCGTGCTCGCCCACGACGCACTGCTGATGCACGGCGTGCACCCGGAAGTCGCCACGCCGATCGCGCAACGGCTAGCGCAGGAAATCGCACAGCCGTAAAAAAGCGCTTGTGCGCTGGCGCAAATTAGCGCATACTCTTAACTCGCACTCCAACTAACGCAAGGAAAGCAAATGCACCAAACCTACCCGATCCTGTACGCGGCCTACGGCGCGAACACTAACCGCGAGCACATGCGCACGCGCTGCCCGACCGCGACCTACGTCGGCAACTGCACGCTGCACGACTTCGCGCTGGTCTTTCGCGGCGTCGCCGATGTGATCGACGCACGCGGCGAGGAAACCGTTTGCGCGCTGTGGGAAATTCAGCCGAAGGATGAACGCGCGCTCGACACGTTCGAAGGCTATCCGTTCCACTACACAAAACGGTACGCGCGGATTCAGTATCGCGGCCAGTCGCGCCTCGCCATGTTCTACGTGATGGCCGGCAACCGCCGCGACGTGCACGAACCGCCGCAGTCCTACGAGCAAACACTGCGCGCCGGGTACCGCCAATGCGCGATGCCCGAGCGGCAGATCACGCGCGCCGTGCGCACCGCGAAGCGCAGTGAAGCGCGGATGAAAACCTATCGCGGCGCGTGGGTGCAAAAGGATATCAAGGCGAAGGCCGCGAAGTATCCGCCGCGCCAGTGGCCGCTGATCGAGGAGCGCGACCTGTCGCGCGACTTCCCCGAGTACCCGGATTGGATGCTCGCCAATTTCGACCTGACCAAGATCGAGGGGATGTGATGCCACTGTCCGCCGACTTCACCGCACCGCAGACCGACAGCACCGGCCGGCGCTTTGTAATCCACGTCCCGACCGGGATGCGTTACCTGATCCGCGAACAGGATCACGCGAAGGGACACGTCACGACGTATCAGCGGATGACCGCGACCGTCACGACACTCACGCCGAAAGCGCCGCAGGCGCCGAAGGCGAAACACCGGCCGCACAGCGATGACCACTTCGCCCGTGCGACCTTCATCGAAGGAAGCGAGCCATGAGCAAGTCGAAGCAACCCAAGTTGTCAGTCACCGAAACAATCGTACTCGATGCAGTCGAACAGCAACCCGGTTTGGTCGCGCAGGAATTGGCGCCGCACCTGCCAGTCGGTGCGGGCTCGGTCGCCGCGCTGCTCAGCCGGATGATGAAGTTGAAGCAACTCAACCGGGTCAAGGTACCGCTGTCGTCGGCGTATCGCTACTACCCGTTGAGCGCCGCGCTGCCGGCTGGTTATGAAGCGTGGGACAACAAGTTGGTCAAGCGCTACAGCAAGCCGAAGGCCGGCAATGGTGCCGCGCCCGAAGCAACCGCGACCGTGCTCGATTACGCGCCACGCGCTCACCCGAAAAGAACCGTGCTGATCACGCTGCAAATCGGCGACCGCGAATCCGTCACGCTGACGCCCGAGCAAGCGCAAGACGTGTTCGAACAACTCGTCTCCCTGTCCTCGTTGTTCGGGGCGACTTCGTGAGCCGGGCTCTCAGCGCCGACGCGCTGGCGCGGCTAGAACCGCATCCGCTGTCGGAGATGCTGCCGCCGATGCTGCCGCACGCGTTCGAACAACTGCGCCACGACATCGAAGTCAATGGCCAGCGCACCGCCATCGTGCTGCTCGACGGCAAGGTGCTCGACGGCCGGCACCGCGTGCGCGCGCTGGTGAACCTCGGCCGGGGTGGGAACGTCGCCGACTTCCCGACCGGACAGGATGCACGCGGCTACGTGCTGTCGGTGAACGTGCAGCGGCGCCACCTGTCGACCGCGCAGTCGGCGATGGTCGCCGCGCGCCTCGTCACCACGCGACAGGGTGCGCACGCCGCCGACAGCGAAGTAACGCAGGAAGCGGCAGCGGCCATGCTCAGTGTGTCGGTGCGCTACGTGCGCGACGCGCAGTGGTTGATCGAGCACGACGAAGCGCTGGCCGATGAAGTGTTCACCGGCAACCTGTCGCTGGCCGCAGCGATCCGTCGCGCCCGCCCGCCGGTGCAGCGCGAGCGCGCACCGCGCCCGGTGCTGATCGACCCGCATCCGCCGGTCGCGCCGCCGCACGAATTGCCGGCCGGCACCGACCTCATCATCGCGGCGATCGAGTTGATGGCGAGCACCGACCCCGGTGTGTGGGCGAACGCGCTCACTGCCGACCAGCGTCCGCTGATTTCCACGCTGGATAGTTTTGCTCGCGGCGCCTATGACATTGCCGATGAGTCCGGCATGATTTAGCTACCTCCACCGACAAGCGCGCAGATGCTATTGCCGATGGCGCGCGCTAGGTGGCCGGGAGTGAATCGAGGACAGGCCCGCCGCAGTCGGCTGCCTCCGACCCTGTCGTCCTTCGCTCTCGGGCTTTCACACCGCGCACGCCGCGCGGGGATAATCGGCCGGCCGGGCGTGGCGCACGCGCCCGGCTTTTCAATGCAGCCAGCGCACCACGCGGAACGCGAGCCAGACCGTGCCCGCGCTGGCCAGCGGCGCCAGCAGGAACAGCAGCGCGACCGCCCACCATGGCGGGTTAGGCCCGCGCTGCCGCCGCTGCCGCCACGCCACTACGCCGCCCGGCGATAGCCGTCGATAACGGGCCGTGGCCGCGCCGGGCGCAGCGGCGGGCTACTACCCCCGCCCGCCGGCCCGAGCACCGCCGCTACCCCGGCCAGCGTACGCGCCGCGACCGCCAAACCGCCGGCCGCCTTGACCGCCGTCAGGAATCGCCGCTGCCCGCGCGACAGGCGCCCGGCCGGCGACTTGGTTTCCACCGCCACGAACAGCGCCACGCGCTGCCCGACCATCTGCGGCGTAATCACGACCGACTGCCAGCCGACCAGATCGGCCGTCCCGGGTGGCCAGCCGTGCACCGCGCGCGGCTTGTCGAGCACGATGCGATCGCGGGTGTGCTCAACCTCAAGTCCCTGCCACGACACGCCCGCATTGCAGCGGAACAACCGCGTCGCGCCGCGCCCGAATGCGGCGAGGACTTCCTTCATGAATACAAATTCACTCACGCGGACACGCGCACCGGTGCGCTGAGCGTCGGTGATCCAGTGAGCGGCACGACAGTGGTGACCGGCGTGACTTCGAACGCAACGTTATGCGGCGCGTCGCCCGCGACCAACACGTAAGTGACCGTCGTCGCGCCGGCGATGACCACGCCATCGCGCCGCCACTTGAACGTCGACGTGCCCTCGGGGTTGCCGTTGATGTCGAAGTATTCGTAATGGCCGGTGAGCGTCTGCCCGACCGTCGGCGTGCCGGTGATGTTGACGTTGAGCGCCGTCGGCGCCGCCGGCATCGCGCCACTGCCGCCACCGCCGGCCATGAACGCCGGCCGCCGCACGCCAACGGATAACCCGTTGACGACTTGGCCGAGCTTCGAATGAATCGTTTGAATGCGCGCGGCTGCTGCCGCATACGCAGCGGTGAACGCCGCGCCGAAGGTCAGGTTCGCGTTGGCAACTTGCTGTTCCGGCGCGTCGCGCTCGTCACGCTCATCGCGGCGCTGCTCGCGCGGCGTCTCGAGTGGCGCGTCAACCGGTAGCGGTGGCGGCGCTGCGCGCGGCGGCCTCAACAGCGGATCGATCTGATTCATGCTGACTCCTCTACTGATAGGCAAAATTGCCGGTGACTACAGGTACAGGTCCATGAACATCGCGCCCTGCTCGGCATTCACGTTATAAATGCCGATCGCGTAATTGGTGTTCGCCTCAAGCGCGACTCGATACGGCGTCGGCGGCTGGCCGACCAGACAGTTCCACGACAAGCTACTGGATTGCAGCCGCTGCAACACTACGCCATCGCTACGCCGAAACAGAATGCCGACGCGGTGCAGCGGCCCGCCCTCGCGTTCGATCGCGCCAATGCGGACGAGTCTAGTTTGCGCCGCGCCCGCGCGAAAGTTCACGATCCATGCCGAGTCATGGGTAATCGTCGGACCGCTCAAGCGCGTGCCGGTTGTCCACGGCAGCGTGGACAAGCTCTTATGCTTCGACTGCAATTCCGTTGGATAGACGGTAGTGCCCGGCTCGGTTGGTTTCGGCGGCTGCGTAACCGGCGGCTCGACCGGCACAACCCCATCGTCGTAACTGCACGGGTGCCCGTTGTACGTCAGCCCGGCGATGGGGATTTGCGCCATCGCTATTTGACCAGTTCGATCACGCGCGGCCCGCCGACGAGTAGGAACGCCAGCAGTCCGGCAAAAAACATGAGCCGGCCGACCTCCTGCAATTTGATCTGCGCGCAGAGTGCATACATCAGCACGCCGACGATCGCGACGATCAACGTCAGTCCGATGAACATGGTCAACCCTTTCGAGTCGGCGGGCTCGGCGGTGTTGGCGGCGTGCCCGGCGTTGGCGGCGTGCCCGGGGTCGGTGGTACACCCGGAGTCGGTGGTACACCCGGAGCGCCGGGAGTCGGTGGTACACCCGGGGTCGGTGGCGTGCCCGGGGTCGGTGGCGTGCCGGGCGTGCCCGGGGTCGGTGGCGTCAGTGGATTCGCGGACGTCGACAGCGGCGCAACAGCAACCATGGCAAGTCTCCTCGAGTGAGCCGGCAAAAATGCCGGTGACCGCTGCATTGTGCGGCGATTGTCCCGGTCAGGCAATCAACGTTTTTCCTCTTTCGGCTGCACCGGCACCGGCACCGGCACGGTGATCGTAGGCACCGGGACCGGCACCACTTCAACCGTCGTGGCGGCACGCCCGCGTACGCTGCGCTCGATGTCGGTACTGCGTTCGATCGTGCCGTCGCCGGTCTGCACGTACACGCTAGTGCAGCCGGCCAGCATGGCCGCCAGCAAGAGCGCGCGCATCGCTATTCGTGCGCCTTGGTGTACGGGATCACGACGTCGACCGCGCCGGCTGCTTCCAGCTTCCCCCATACCGAGTCGCCTTCGTTCAGGATGTGCGCGCGACCTTGCGCAGCGTTGAACGCATTTTTAATCTGGCAAGCGCGCTTCGAACAGACGTGCCAGTCCTCTGCCCCGCTATCACGTATCGTAATCGTGATGTTCGCCGACGCGGTGCCTTTGTTGCACACGCTGATCTGTTCGATGAAGTAGGCGTAGCCGGTCGGAACGGCAGCAATAAGTTGGACCAGCGAGGTCGACGTCAGATGATAGAGCGCGCGGTCAGGCGCGACCACCAGCGTTGCGGATTTAAGATTCGGGGCGGCCATTAGTTCTCCTCCATTTGAAACCTGATTGCGGCACGCGACTGATTCAACGTGAGCGGACTGATCTGTGCGAGCGTTCCGGCAAACACCTGATTGCGCTCGCGGCGCGAGCCCTCGCCGGCGAATAGGTTGGCGATCAGGTCGCCGCCGATATCGCAACGCCGTTGCATATCCTCGAGTACCGCCGCCTCGTCCGTCGTGATGGCATTGAAGTCGAAGGATGCGCGCCGGTACGACTCGCCCCGGTTGACGCGCCGTGACCCGCCGAAGGTGCGGCCGGCTTTCGATTGTGTCTCGCGCGACCACTGATAGCCGGCGACGGCGGTGTGTTCGAACCACTGCGACTTGCCGACCCATATCCGCGACAGCCAGAACCAACCCCAATCGCGCGGCGTCCCGCCGAAGGTGAGCGTGTACGCATCGTCGGTCTGCTCGGGGAAGTCGAGCCAGAAGCTCGACTCATGCGCATACGGATCGGCGCTTCCATCGCTGTCGGTGTAGCCGGCGACGACGATTGCCGGCACGGTGAAGTCGGCCACATCGACCACACCGGAGTCGTATGCCCCGCACTGAAAGCGCAGCGTCGCCCCGTACAGGCCATGCTGGTGGACGCTGAAATGGTTGACGGTTTTCGGCGCCGCCCATGTTCCGGTCAGGGTTTGCGCGCTCAAGTTGGTCGTGGCGAACTCGTCATCGCGGATCGCATTCTGCGTACGCTCGGCCTCATAGCCAACGCCGCGCGGCGCGAGCGACGTCGCCAGCGTGGCCTCGTCGTGATCGTTCTGGATTACAAGGTAGGCGCGGTCGGCCATCACTCCTCCTCGACCGTGGCGTCGATGCTCGGCGTCACGCCAACGCTGACAGCGATGTTCGGATTCACCTCGCCGATATAGAAGATGCGGCCGGCGCCGCTGGTAAGCTCGCCGATGGTGAAATGCGTAATCGACTCCGATCCTGCGGTGCACTGTCCAAGCTCGACCGGGTTCGTCGCCGGCTCGACCGTGTTACCGCTGACGACCCACCCCGCGCCAGAGCGCACGATCCCGATGCGCGCATAACCCGTATACGCGCACTCGCTCGTCACCTGCGTGCCGCCGACACCGGGGTCGGCCGTATGCGCGGCGATGAAAAAGCTCGCCAGCGGCGACGACGCGGCATCATCGGTGATGTTCGCGAAGTTCGTGCGGTTGAACATCTGCAACAGATAACCGCTCCGCAGTGCCGTGCTCTTGCTCATGTGAGAGTCACCTTCGGATCAACGTAGACGGTGGCCGACGCCTTCGCCAGCATCACGCGGGCAACCACGAAGCCGGCCATCTGCGGCGTGAATGTGACATCGAGCTTTTGTTTGATCGGGCTCGCCAGTCCGGTGGTAGTCCACGTTGCCGAGGACGACGTTTGATTGGCGGCGGTCGCAATGATCGCGCGCCGGTCGGTAGTGTGCGTGCTCACCGGCGCCGCCGAACTCCCGAGATATTCGACCTCGATCCACAGCTCGTCATCCTTCAGCGTAGCGCCATCGTTCACGACCTCGATCGTCGCCGTAACCGGTGAGCCGACCGTGGCGTTCCACTGAAATATGTCAGCGCTTTGCAGCGCCGAATTCGGGAACACCGGCGACGCCGCAACCATCTTCCACGTCAGCGTCGTCGCGCCATCGGATGCGCCGCCCGCGTGCACGATGGTCGTCTCATCGCGCACCGAGCCGAACCGGGTCTGCTTCCAATACTTGTAATTCTGCGCGCCCGCGCTGCAATTGATCATCTCGGCGGTCGCTTCCGGGTGCATTGATGCTGGCGTCTGCACCAAGCTCCCCGACCATGATGCCGGCAACTTGCAGTTGCGGAACATCGCCCACGCGGGCGCCGACGCTCCGGTTATGTCGCACAGATGCACGCCTGCGCTGCACGCCGAGAAGTCGAAGCCTTCAACAAAGTGCTTCGTGCTGGTGAAGTCGAACACAAACGTCGGCGACGTACCGCCGGCGATGATGCCGCCGCCGCGTATGTTCGAACCACCGGCACCCGCGTTGAACTTCTGGCCGGCTGCGGCGAATTGAAAGCCGCAGTTGATATAGATGCCGCCGCCGATAACGATCAAGCACGTCGCACCGCTGGCGACCATCTTGAAGTTGCACGATTCATACACCTGCCGGTGGCCACTGGAACCGTTGGACCCGGCCGACAGGTTCATATTGTTCGCGCCGCTGCCGCAGTTGAACGTGATACCGGCGACATTGAACGACGCCGGCACCGAACCGCCCAGCGTCATCCCGGCGCCGGCACCCGTGGTCGTAACTGTCGCAGTCGTCGCACCTGCGGTCGGCGGCTGCGCTGCATCGTTGCCGCACAGAATGCGCACCGGCGCTGCCACGGTGCCGTTCCAATTGATCGTGATAGCGCCAGCCGTAGTTTCGGCGTGCACCTGCGACACATAGATAACATCGCCGGCCACCGTGATCGCCGACACGCCAGCCAAGTCGAGCTTCGCCAGCGCCCACGTCGTGCCGTTATCAGCATTGCTGCCGTCTGTGCTGCGGACGTAGCGAGTAGCCATCAGATATCTCCCTGCATCCCGCCATCGGGCGCCATCGCATCATTGCCGGACACCGAAATCAAGTACCCGCCAGTCGGTGTCATGAGTTCGCCAGCGCCAGCCGGCAACGTGAACGAGCCGATGCCGGTAACGATCGCGCGGCCGAGCGCTTCGCCAACGCTGCTCTGCGTGTTCGTCCAGTGGAAGAAGTCGAGCGTATCGGCGCCGCTGAAATCGCCGTCTGCGCTCACCACCGCGAAATGGAACCCGTCGCCGGACACCGCCAGCGACTCGCTGAAGCGCTGGCTGTTCGTCGCGCTCCCGTAGGGATTGGCAACCTCGACGCCGTGGCTCGATAGGTAGCGCGGGCCGGCCAGCAGGAAGCGCGGATGATCGACGTACCATAGCGCGCCAGACTCGGCCGCAGGGTTGTCGCGATACGGCGCGCCAATGAAAATACGCGAGCCGTCATCATTGACCGCGACCGACCCGATCGCGGTGTTCGTCCCCGGAGCAGCCTCGATCCTGATCCACGTCGCGAGCGCAAACGTAGCGCCGCGATTGCTTGACTTGTAGACGAACACCGTACCGCCGACGAACGAGCCATCCTGATCGACCGGCGCCGCCGCAACGAGCAATTGCCTGTCGGCCGACAACGCGATCTGTTGGACAGCGAAGAATCCTGTGTTACCCGAGTCGCTTGCTGGCGATAGAAAATTAGTCAATGACCAAGTGGTCAAGCCGGGATTGGATTGGTAAACGAGGATGCGCGTATCGCCGCCGACGCCGCTCGATCCGTTCACCACGATCAATTCGCCATCAGGCGAAATCGCCAGCGTGCCCGCCATATCGACGCCGCCGAGGCTCACCGTCTGCATGTGCGTCCACGTACCCGTCACCAATTTCCAAACGCTGAACACCAAGTCGCCGAACGAGCCGATGTACGCAATCACCGTGCCGTCGCGGCTGATCGCAATATCAGGTGCGGCATTGCTAGATGCCGCCGTAGTCAAATCGTCTATTCGCTGATGCGACCACGTTGTCGGACTCGTGCGGGTCCAGACGTGAAAATGCTGACCATTGTTTTCGGATGCGACGACGGTCGCGTTGTCCGCTACGCTGACCGCGTAGCCAATCTCGGAACTGTACGGCGTAGCCGTCAACGTCTGCGTCAAGCTCCACGTCGCGCCCGAGCGCTCGTAGACACGGACCGACCCGTCGGGGTGAATACCGGATGGCGCATACGAAGGAATCCCCACAGCGGCAAGCGTGCCGGTGGAGTCCATCGCGACGGTGCGATTGAAGTCGGCGAACGCCTGAATGCTGCCGACGAAATGCTGGCCGCGTGCGTAGGCCGGCGTCGGCGGCACCGGATTCGGTACATCCCCCCACGCCTCGAGTCCACCGACCAGCGCCGCGCCAGCGCCCAGCAGCGGAATCCCCGGCGGCACATCCGTCGGCCCGGGCGGCGGTACCACTGGCGGCCCGGCCGTCGAATCGTAGTCGAACGACGAGTCGGTCGTCGCGTCCTCGCTCGTCGTGATGCGCTCCCAGCCCTCCGGGTACGGTTCCGACAGCGAGCGGAAATAGAGCACTAGGTCAATCTCGTAATCGGTCGGCCGCAGCTTGATGCCGACGACTTGCGCCAGCGTGCCGGCATCCATGCGAAAGAACGGGAACGTAATCAGCGCGACGTCGCCGAGTTCCTTTTCGAAAAACTCCATCCCCACCGTCAGGTTCGCGTGGCGCAACTGCGGCAGTCCGTTGAACCGCTCGACCTCGGCCCACGCGCGCAGAATCTCGGTCGCGGTTTCGTCGTTCTCTGCCGAAATCAGCGTGTCGATGATCGGCGACTCGACCAGCATCAGGTCGTAAAGCTCGGGCCGGTCGGCGTACGTGGTACCAACCGCGTCGTCCTGCTCGAATGGCAGGCCGAGCCGCGTGCGGATGACATATTCCTCGCCAGTGATAACGTCGCCGGCTACGTCATCGGTCTGCGTCCAGTTGCGATTGCCGCGCGCGCGAATCTTGTAATAGCCGGGCCGCTCATTGGCGATCGATGGTTCCGGTGACAGCTTGACGTCATCCTTGCCAATCTCGAATGGGACCATCGGCAATGCTGCGATGTCATTCGGCCGGATGCGCAGATAGTTGAAATCGCCAAGCCGGGTGATGGCGTAGGCGAACTGCCCGGTCTGCGCCGCATCCTTCAGGAAGTCCACCGTGTTTTCGGTGTCCCTGACGCTGGTCCCAATCGGATAATCCTCGAAGTCACCGACCACGAACGTAGGGTGCGCGCCGCTGTACGTGCCGGCGGCGATCAACCCCGACCGCTGCCCGACCGCCACGTCGAGCAAGTCGCTGACGAGATGCCGCGTCGTGTCGGACGGGTCGGCGTCGGGCGCGGTCGCGAGAACCGTCGCCGTGACCTTGCCCGAACTCGGCGGCGAATCATCGAGGCGCACCGTGCCGTCGCCGTCATCGGTGAACGCGACCGACTCCAAGCGCACCTGCACGTCGAGCGCGATAGTGTTGACGCCGGTATCGCTATGCGACCATCGCAACGCATCCAGATCAACGAGATCGCATTCGACCTCGCGCACCAGACCAAAGTTGAACGAGCGCGGCTTGTCCGCATTCGGTCCGGTCCCGCCGACGAGCACCTGCCCGGAGATGCTTTTGTTGAGGTCGGCCGACGTATCCTGCAATTCTATTTCGAGTGTGTCGGTATCGGCGCGCTCGACGGCAACCATCTTCGCTCGGAAGATCAGCCGATGATCGGCGACGTCCCACGCCACATCGCCGAGACGGAATTCGACTATCGAGCCGTCGACCGCCGCGTCGATCAACCATTCGAACTCGCCGCCTCGCTTGTCGATAATCAGCTTGCCGTAGGACGCGGCGTACACGCCATGCTTCTCGCCGCCTAGCTCGCGTGATAGCTCGGGACTCTGCACCACCACGGCGTAGTAGCGGCCGGCGCCGCGACGGTACGGCTTGTCCGACAGGCGCAACAACTGCGTGACCGGACCGCCGCTCTCCTCGGCCTGATAGTTGAGGTGCGTCGTCCAGACGCGGTTCGCCCGGTTGTCCTGCTTCAACCAGAGGCGAAACGCCGCATCGGTAATCATCGCGCCGGTACAGGCGTTCTCGATGCTGCCGCGAGGATGCGTTGCAGCGTGGCGTTCTGCTCGCCGGTCATCGTGTTGGTTGCCGCGTGCTCCTGATACAGCGCGGCCAGTATCGCGCCGTTGTCGCGGACCGCCTGCGTGTTCTCCTGAATGTCAGTCTGCGACGCGATCGTGCCGGCCGGCAGCGCCGACTCAAGCGCAACAGCGGCCGACGCCTGCGCATCGGCGCCCGGCAGCGGCAACCCGGTCGGCGTCGAGCCCGCGAGCGCGGCCAGCGCTTCGGTGACAGCGGTATAGATATCGGTGTACGCGGGCGCCGACGCATAGAAGTCGCGCGCCTGCTTGAGAAAGTCGCCGGCGAACTGCGTTATATCCCCGAGCGCCCCGAGGTCGCCGGCCTGCGCCTTCACCAACTCACCGGCAAACGCTGCCTGTGATTGGTTCAACCGCTCGAGTGGCGACAGCGGCGACAGGTCGGACAGCGACAGCCCGCGCAGATAGTCGGCGATGCCCTCGCGCAACTTCGCCAGTTGGTCGATCGCACCATCGACGCCATCCTTCACGCCGTCAACGATCGACTTCCACTTCTGGTCGAAGATGATCTTGAGCGCATCGAGCGCGGCGGTGTTTTTGTTGAACGCGGTATCGCCGCCGAAGATATGGAACTGCTGCGCATACCAGTCTTGCAGCGAGATAAGTTGCTCGGCGCGCGCTGCGTCGTACTGCGCCGACAGGATGGTGAACCGCGACAACTCCGACGTTAGTTGCGCAGCAGTGCTCTTGAGTCGCCCGACGTAGGCAGTGAACGCCGTGTTCGATGTGAAGTCGGCGCGACTTGCGTTGGCCACGGCATCCCGAATCAGACCAATCTGAATGCCGAGCTTCGTCCCGAAGTCGCCCGTTGACTCGCCGGCCAAATCCGCGATCTGTCCGATCAGCGTATCGGCCAGCGACTGCGACTGCTTGATGAGCCCGCCGACGCTGACGACGATGACATCGGTTGCCTTGTTGACTTGAGTCGCGGCATCCTCCGCTGCATCGCCGAACCCGCCGACGCTATCGATCAAGTCGCCGATACTCGGCAAGATGGCATCGAATTGATTGACGACTTCGCTGCCCTCGCCATACATCGCAACGAGCGAAGCGCGCACGTCCCTGATGCCGGCAACAGTAAGCGGCAACTCCTCAACTCCGAGTACATGCAACGCCGCCCCGAGTGCGGTAGTCCCCCGCGTCGCGGTATAGATCACCGTCGAGTCGACCGTCTGCCGCCCCAGCAACCGCTCGTCCGGCGTCAGGAAATGCTCGGCGTAATACTGCCGCCCGGCCGCTGCCGCCGCGAGCAATGCTTGCCGCAATTGTTCCGCCGTCCCGTGCAGGGTGACGAACGCATCGGACACGCCGAGCAACGTATCCACTGCATCGGTGTCGCCGACCGCGATCATCTGGTTCACCAGCGCGACGAACTCCGCATGCGTCTTCGGCACCTCAACCCCGAGCTTCGCGAATGCCGTATTGAGCCGCGTCGTTGCAGCCGCTGCGACATCCGGCGCGGTACCGAAGTTCTGATTGAACGACGCGAACCGCTGCGCGAATGCCTGCGCGCCACCGAGAGCGTCAACGAACTCGGTGATCTTGGTCGGATCGAGCGCCTGCAACGCATCGCCCAGCCCCGCGACCGTTGTGCCGAAAGTCGCGGCCACGTTGACGAAGGCGAGTATCTTGTCGGCGCTCTCCTGCGTAGCACCGGCCAGCGCGGTGTCGATGCCGGCGGTGAAGTCGGCATTGCCGATCAACTGCGTCGCGTCATACACGCCCAACAACGTGTTGCCGAATTTCGCGACCTCATCGGCCGTCCCTTCGAACCCGCGCGCAACCGCTGCGAGCGCCGGATCGAGCACGTCGAATGCCGCGACAATGACTTGCTGCAACACACCGCCGCCGTACTGCTGCAAGAAATCTTCGGTGGTGAACGTGCCCTCCTGCGAGGCGAACGTGGTGTTTTGCAGGATGTCCGCGAGCCGCGCCGACTGCTCATCCGAGAACCGCGTTTCGAATGCGTCGAGTGCGCCCGCGACGATCTTGTTGAATACCTGCGCCGCCTCGCCACTGAATTGCTGCGTGCCGACATCGGCGAAACCAATCGCGCCGAACTTCGTCGCGGTACTGATCTGATCCTCGAAGTCAGTTCCGCCAATCTGGAATTGGCCGCGCACTTCGGACGGTTTCTTGGTGCTGTCCCAATACATGTACGCGGCAATCGCGAGCCCGAGGATCGGGATGGCAGTGCCGACCACGCCCATCGCCGTCGCCATCGTCCCGGCCGCCGCCCCCATCGTAGTGCCCGTCGCCGACAACGTCGCGGCTGTTCCGGCTATGCCAAACTCGGCCGTCTGCGCTGCGAGGATCGCGGCCTGCGAGGCGCCCATACCGCCGAACGCCTCGAGTGCCGCCGCCGATGCGGTCGTGCCGAACGTCGAGCCGGCGGCACCGAACAACGACATCACGTTGCTGATGCCACCGCCGCCACCGGTCAACGCCGCCAATGGATTCTGGGCGGCACCGCCGCCGAGGATGTTCGCCGCCGCACCGCCGGACACGCCAGTCAGCGACGCCGCAATCTGAATCAGGAACGGCTTGACCGTGAGCGAATACAGGAAGTCGAGCAGGATGCGCTTGCCATCATCCTTGATCTTCTGCCACATATTCGTGCCCTTCTGGCCGATGCTGTCGAAGATCGAGCGCGCCGTCGAGTCCAGTGTGTTGAACACCGTCTGCATGTTGGCAACGCCGGTTTCCGTCGCCTGCTTGACGCGCAGCGCGCCATCGATACGCGCCTTCGACAACTCGCCTTGCAGGATTATTTTTTCGCGCATCTTGTCGGACTCTGGATCGAGTGCGTCGAGCGCTTGAATCTGCCGCTTGACCTCCAAGTCGACCTGCCGCGCGGCGGTCAGCAACTCCTGCTCAGCGGCAGTTTTGCCGATGAGCGTAATCTGAAATTCGATGTCGTTGGCCTGCTGCTCCTGATCCCGCTTGAAGTCGTCGGCGAGCTTGCGATTCGCCGCCGCCGCCTGACTGGTCGCTTCCTCCATCTTCGCCAGCGCGTCGGCCTGATCCTTCACCAACTGCACCTGCGCCTTCCAGTACGGTTGCAGGTCGAGGAGCTTCTGCGTCAGCGCGCGATACTCGTCCAGCGAGAGCTTGCCCTTCGGATCGTTGAACGCATCGGTGAGCGCCTTGAAGTCGGCCGTCCAGTTGTTCCACTGGTCGCCCTCGGTCAGCTTGTCGACCACCCCCTTGAAGCGGGTCATCACGTCGATGTGCTTCTGCGTCGCCGACGTCGTGGCGGTCAGTGCAATCAGCGCATCCTGCTGCGACTTGCTAAATGTTTTCCACACCTCCGACGCTTGCAGCTTGGCCAGCCCCTGCTGCGCTGCGGTCAACTTGTCGGTACCGTTCTCGAGTGCGTCCAATGCGCCGTTGGCGGCAGCGGCTTCCTGCCGCATGCTTTGCAGCGCCTTGGTGAATTCATCCAGCTTGTTCTTGTCGTCGCCCAAGCCTTTCGCATTGAGCGAGGTCGGCGTGCGGATGACGTTCGCGTTAGTACCATAGCGCAGGTCGCGCACGTCCGACGTGTCGACCTTTTCCAGCTTCTGAAAAATAGTCTGGTCACGAATCTGCTGATAGATTTTCAGCTTCTTGTTCGTTTCTTCCAGCGTCGAATTGAGCGCCTTGAGATGTTCGTCCGCACTGATCGCGCCGAACATATCGGTCGCGGTCGGTTCGCTGGCCAGTTCGATTTGTTTCTTCGTTTCGGTGACGGTCGTGCCCAGATCGGTGATCCGCTCGACCACCTTGTCGCCCGACACCGTGGCAATCGCGAGCGCCTGCCAGAACCCCGCGCCGGCGTCCTTCGCCGCAAGAAATTGCAGCGCCATCTGCGACAACGTAGGAATCAGCGCATTGGCGAACGACATGCGCATTTCCTCGCCGCCCAACTTGATGAGCGCGAACTGATCCTGCAACCGGTCGGCCGCTTCGGCCTGTTCGTTGGTGACGCGAGTGACGAGTTCGGTCTGCTGGCCGAGTTCCTTCATGAAGTTCGCCACACCGGCGGCGCCCTTCCCCAGCACCGCCTGCATGACGGCGACCTTGTTCCCGTCGTCGGCGTATTTGTTCGCTGCCTTCGACAATTCGAACATGCCCTGCACGGGGTCCTTCAGGAAGCGTGCCGCATCGGCCGCGTTGAAGCCCAAGCGCTTGAACGCTTCGGCGGCCTTGCCTTCGCCGGTTTGAATCTCGACTAGGTTCTTCGAAAATTTCCCCGACGCGGCGGCGACCTCATCCAGCGACGTGCCCGACAAGCGCGCGGCCGGGATGAGCGATGACATTTTCTCGGCCGTCGTGCCGGCCTTTTCGCCCAAGTCTTTCAGGTGCGCCTGTGCATCGATCGCGCCCTCGATCATCCCGGTGAACTGCTGCACCCCGAAGCCGGCAATCGTCAGCCCGGCGAGCGCCTTGAACGAGCCGGTGATCGAGCCGATCTTCTCGTTGACCCCGCGCACCTCGGCGGCCACGTTGCTGCCGAAGCGCTGCACCATCGACGTCGCTGCCGACAGCCCGGTTTGCAGCGACGCGATGTTGGTCGCGATGTTGATAATCAGATCGCCGACGCTAAGCGCCATTGCTTTGCTCCTTTGCCGTGCGCCGCGCCATCGCGTCCAGCCATGCGACCGTGGCCCCCGAAATCGTCGCGCCACGCACGCGCGTCTCGGACTCCGGTTCCGGCTCGTCCCGCCTGAACAACGCGAATGCGTCGAGCTTCACCGGCTCGGGATGCTTCACCCGGTCGCGGTTAATCTCGGCGAGCGTCTGGCAAATCCGCTCCATGCGCAAATCCGCGCGATGCTCCCCCCATGGATCGGTCTGCCACTTCAACCGCCAGAACAACAACTCGCGCCACGGCATCTCGGCCCGCAAGCGATGCACGGTCATGCCGAGATGAGCAGCGAGGTCCATGATGAAATGCTCGTCTGGCGTCAGCCTTTTTTTGCGGCAAGATCATCCAAGCCCAGCGCGCTATTCAGCGCGGCGTTGATCTTCAACGCGAGCGGGACCAGATTCTTTTTGCTCAGCAGCTTGTCGACCCACTCGGCCGTCACCGGCTTTTGGTCCTCATCGAGTAGGAGTTTGACAAACGTGCGCTTCATGTTCGCGTCCATATCCTGCGACGACCGCCGGAACGCGCCGGAAAATTCCTTGATGGAGGTCGGCTCGACAAAAAACTGCATCGTCCGCCCTTGATGCTCGACCGAGAATTCGATCGGCTCCTCGCTGAAACCGTCTAGATCATGTGCCATTGCAACTCCCTCGGGGAAATGCAGCGATCCCCGAGGGAATCACTGCGGTTTAAGCCGCCTGCTGCTGCGGGTGCTCTGCTGCGTGCGCCGACGCTTCCTTCATCCGCTGCGACGCTTCCTTCATCCGCTGCGACCGTTGCTCCTCGGCCGCCTTGCGCGCTACCTTGTCGTCATCCCGCTGCTTGCGCCGCGCTGCCATCAGCGCGCCTTCGGTCGTGATATCAGCCGCGTCGACGTCCGGCGTACGCGTCATGCCGCCGCTGGTTTTCAGCGTAATTTGCAGCGTCTGCTTGTCGTCGACCTTCGCGCCGAACACGCAGCCGCTGACCGACGCGAGGAAGTCGTACTGCACATACGTCTCCATGGTCGAGTCGGTCGGCAACGCCAGCCGGAACGGCTCGGGGTCCGCATGCGTCGAGAACATATCGAACAGCTTGACCTGCTCGGCGCCGTCGGTGTAATTCAGGTCGAGCGTTAGCTGACCGTAATCCGCGAGCCCGGGTATGTTCTCCTTGCCGGTCGACCGCAGATCGGTCGTATCGATAGTTGCCGCCGTCCCATTCGGGCCGCTGATATTGGTGACCGCTTCGACGTCGATAAACGCCGTCAGCGTCTGATGCAAAATCCGAGTGCCTTGTGCCCCACGTCCAGCCATGATCGCCTCTCCGGTTGACCGCTATCGGGGAGGCATCAGTGCGTGCCCGAGTGAATCCAACGGGGCAACAACGGCGTGCCGGCTGAGCCGGGAAGCTATTGCTGCGCATGCTCGTTTCCTTTCGGTGTGGGCGCCGCGATTTCCGACGCCTTGCTGCGAACCCAATCCTTTGCTGCATCCGCTACAAAATCAAGCGCGCGCAGCAAGCGCTCATCCTCGGCCGTCTGCTGCTGCGTCACTGACCACTGCTTGAACGCCGCCAGTGCGGTATGAAACCCGCGCACGCACGCCTGTGCAAACGCGAGGTCGCCGTAGGTCATTGCGTAAACCACACCCGGAACTCAAGCGACGCGCGAAACAGGTTGGCGTCGTCGTCATACCCGGGCGCCCCGCTGACATCGATCGCGCCCACGCTGAATTGCTTGTATGCCAGCATCTGCGCCCGCGCGAGTTCCATGTAATCGTCGGTACCGCGCCGCGTCTTGCCCCACGCATCGATCTGCATGACGCGCCAACGCAGCGTCGCCTCGCCGCGCAAGTCCAGATCGTCGTTACCCGTAATGGTGGAAATAACGAGCATCGGCAGGACATAGCCGGGCGGTTCATTCGTCACCCCTTTGGACGGCAGCTTCTCCTGATGCGCGCGCAATCCGTCCAGCGCCGCGAACACATGCTCGGCGATATTCACGTTGCTTTCTTCGCCGCCAATCTCACGGCTTTCTCCATGCGCAAGCGGGCCGCATCGACCGCCGCGCCGGCATTCTTTTCGAACGCCGGGCGCATGAACGGCGCGGCCGTCATGCGCGACGTGCCGTACTCGATGAAGCGGCCATAGGTTTTCGGGCCGGCGATCGCGTGATACTTGCCGACCGCGCCTTTCTTGCGATTCTTGGCGGTATCGCCGCGCCGCGCGACCAGTGTGAGCTTCGGCTTATTGCGCACCGTGACCGAATGCCGCACCTCGGTTTCCGCCGGCGAGCGCCGCTTGACCGTGATGATCTGCGACTTCAGGAAGCCCGAGCGCACCGGCGCGGTGTCATGCACCGCATCGAGATAGACCTTCGCCGCCGCGAAGTTGGTCGCCCGCAGTCCATTCTTCGCGACCTTCGGGCCGAACTCGCGCAGCGTGCGCTCGAGTTCCTGCAAGCCTTCCAGTTTCATCGTCAGCATTATTTGGTTTCCGAGATGCCGGTTTCGCACAGCAGGATCATGGTCTTGTGGCGCAACTCCACGTCGTCGCAATTCAGGATGTTGTAGTACAGCCCATCGTGGACCACGCGCATCTGCTCGTTGACCCCGGCCAGATAACGGATGACGATTTCATTGTCGGACGCCGCGAACTGCTGCTGCGCAAGAAACAACTCGCGCCCGCGCAGCGTGCGAATCGACGCCCACGTAAAGCCATAGTGCGAATACACCTTGATGTCATCGCCCGCCTCATCCTGAACGAGCACGTAGTCCTCAATCTCCACGTAATGGCGTAGTCGGCCGGCATCCATCGCATCACGCGTAGGTCAGGTTGCCCCACGAATCGAGCAAATACAGCGGCAGGAACGCGGCCGGCTGCGACGCAATCGATCCGCCGGAATTCGACAACTCGCGCACCTCGTAGAACGCGCTCGCCGCGACGAGGATGAATTGCTGCAAGTCCGGCGGCATCTCGGCGAACGTGTCCCAGCCGGTCGATGCAGTCAGCGTCGCACCGCTGACCGACGCGCCCGGCACCAATTCGAAGCCCCACGTCTTGGGGTCCGGTGAACCAACCGTCTGATAATCGGTGACCGGCCCGGCGCCGTTGGTCATCACGACTGCCGACGCGCGGCCATGGCGTGCCACGAACGATTCGCTGAAGTTGCCGCTCCACTGGCGCTCGGTCGGGAACACATCGCGCAGCAAGTAATTCTCGGCGGCGCCGATTGCTGCCGCGATATACAGCGAGCACAGCGCGTCCTCGCTGGTATCGTCGGGCCGCAGCCGCGCATGCTGCTTGAACAGCGGCAAGATTTCCTCGACCAGCGCGTCGCGTTCCTGCGTGAAGCCGACCAGCGTCATCATTGCCCGGCCTCCAACATCACCGCCCACTCGGTCGCGGGTGCACCGCCGGGGATCGGTGGCGGCGCGGTCGTGGTGCGCCGGCACAGCAGCACGCGCCCCATGTGGCGCACGACATCGTTCAGCCGATAGGTGTCGCCTTCGGTGTACGCACCGCGCCAGTTCATGCCGACGCCGTTGACACCATCGCGCGCGCGCTTCAACGCCATGCGCCACGACGCCGATGCGCCATCGGTACCCGGCACCACCCCCTGCGACGGCGCAATCGCCGCCCATAGCGTGCCGTCATGCGTGACCCAATCGCCGGGCTGGTAGTCGGCCTTGGCGTCGAACACCTCGCGATAGCGGAACCCCTCGCCGACCGGCCCGCGCAAATTCGGGTCCGCGCGCAACTGCTCGAAAGCGGCGCCCATGCTGAGCGCCGCTTCCTTCGCCGTCGCCCGCACCATCTCGATCGCGCGCTCCTCGAGTGCCACCAGCCGCGCGTCGATGCGCGCATCCAGCGCGCCATCGCGCGCGCGCAACTCGGCCGCCAGCAACGCGCGCAACTCGGCATCGAGCCCCGCCTGCGAGTCGCGCAACTGCGCGAAGTCGGTCGCGGCATCCTTCGCCACTGCCTGCACCGAATCGGCGACGCGCGCAAGCAAGTCATCGGCGAACTTGGTCAAGCCGGCCCGCGCATCCTTGAGTGCCGCATCCGCCGCCGTGACCGCAGCCGCCAACTCGGCCAGCCCGCGCTCGACCGCTGCGCGCGCTTCGCTCTCGGCGTGCGCCTGCCCCCGCAGCCGGGTCAAGTCGGCGGCGATATCCGTGCGCAAGCTCGCGACCTCGCCGCGCACCGCCTCGAGTAGCCGCGCCTCGGCCGGCGCCAGCCCCGCCGCAATGCGCGCATCCAGCCCCGCCGCGAGCCCGACAACCGCCACGGCAGCGCGCCCGGCTACTGCCCCAGCCTGCTCGACTGCTGCGACGCGCTGGGCGGCTTCCTGCTCGACTGCTGCGCGGACCTGCTCGGCGTGCTCAGCGAACGCGACGCGAGTGA